TCGGACAAGATCCGCCAGGGCGTGATCGACTGGTTCCAGACCACGCTGGAGAGCCGGAAGAACAGCCCCGAGACGCCGATCATCGTCATCATGCAGCGGCTGCACGAGAAGGATCTCGCCGGCTGGCTGCTGGGCGACCGCGGCAAGGACGGCAAGGGCCCGCCAGTGCCGGGCGGGAACGGCGAGGTCTGGGAACACCTCTGCCTGTCGGCCTGGAATGACGACGGCACGCCGCTATGGCCAGAGAAACACAACGCCGAAGACCTGCGGCGCATGGAGAAGGCGGCGCCCTACGTCTTTGCCGGCCAGTACCGCCAGGCGCCGGCCCCGCCGGAGGGCGGCACGTTCAAGCCCGACCTGATGACGGTCGTCGACGCGATCCCCGGCGGCCAGGCCGTGCGCTGGTGCCGCGGCTGGGATCTGGGCGCCTCGTCCGGCGGCGACTTCACGGCCGGCGTCAAGGTGGGCGAACTGCGCGACGGCCGAATCATCATCGCCGGGGTCGTGCGCGAGCAGCTCGAGCCGGCGCCGCGCGACCAGCTGCTGGTGGCCACGGCCGACAGCGACGGGAAGGGATTGCGCCAGAGCCTGCCGCAGGATCCAGGGCAGGCCGGTAAGAGCCAGGTCGCCGAGCTGGCGAAGAAGCTCGCCGGGCACACGCTGCACTTCAGCCTGGAGAGCGGCGACAAGGTCGTGCGGGCCACGCCGCTGGCGAGCCAGGTCAACGTCGGGAACGTGCTGCTGCTGAAGGGCGCCTGGAATGACCCCTTCAAGGAGGAGCTGCGCCTTTTCCCGAACGGCAAGTACGACGACCAGGTCGACGGGGCGGCGCGCGCCTACAACGCGCTGTTGCTCCCCGAGGCGAAGTCGATGGTGTTCTAGGCGCCCCCGTTCCTAGCATCGGCCCCCTATGCCCGAGCTCACCATCAACGCCGACGACCTGCGCGCGCTCGTGCGGTCGCGCGAATCGCTGCTGTACGGCTCGCTCGACGAGAAGCGCCCGCGGGCCTGGAGTCAGTTCGGGTATCCCGAGACGCTGACGCCCGACCGCCTGCTGGGCGCCTACCTGCGCGGCGGCCCGGCCTTCCGCGCCGTGCACCACGTGCTCGACCGCTGCTGGCAGGAGTGGCCGCGGGTGAAGCTGAAGACCAAGGACAAGGAATCGCCGTGGGAGACCCGGCTGCAGGGCATCCTGGAGAAGGTCAGCGCCTGGCCGAAGCTGCAGGACTGGGACCGCCGCAACATGGTCGGCCGCTACGCCGGGCTCATCCTGCGCGTGGCCGACGGTAAGCAGCTGCGCGAGCCGCTGATGCGCGCGTCGCGGCTGGTCGACCTGGTGCCGGTGTACGAGCACCAGCTCAAGGTGACGGCGTGGGACAGCGACAGCGCGAGCGAGACCTTCGGCCAGCCGACCATGTGGCAGTACCGCATGCGCACCAGCGACCGCCAGGACACGCAGGGCAAGCCCGAGCAGTGGGTCGACGTGCACCCGAGCCGCATCCTGATCCTGGCCGAGGGCGCCGTCGGCGATGATTTCTTCGACGGCATCCCGCTGCTGCAGCCCGGGTTCAATGCCCTGGTCGACCTGGAGAAGGTCAGCGGCGGCGCGGCTGAGAGCTACCTGAAGAACAGCGCGCGGACGCTGCGGTTCGTCTTCGACAAGGACGCCGACCCGACGAAGCTGGTGCAGCCCAGCACGCCCGGCGCGGCCGTCACGTCCGACGACGTGCGCGCCACGATCAACGACCGCGTCGACCGGCTGAACAGCAACGTCGACAGCGCCATCGTGGGGCAGGGCGTGACCGTGGACACGCTGCAGACCACGATGCACGACCCGCGCGGCGCCTGGGAGATCGCGGCGAACACCTTCGCGGCGGCCGTGGGCATCCCGTTCACCATCCTGTTCGGCCAGCAGACCGGCCGCCTGGCCAGCGACGAAGACAAGGCCGCCGACAACGCGCGGTGCAAGTCGCGGCAGCGCAACCTCCTCACGGGTGCCGTGACCGCGGTGATCCGCCGGCTGCAGGCCTGCGGCATCGTCGAGGCCAGCGACTTCGAAGTCGAATGGGCGCCGCTCGACGCGATGGGCGACGACGAGAAGGCCGACCAGGGCGGCAAGATGGCCGCGATCAACAAGGACATGGTCGCCGCCGGGCGCAATGCCCCCTTCAGCGAGAACGAGATCCGCAAGGTGCTGGGGTACGAGGAGGAGGCCGAGCTCGAAGACATGCCGGGCGAGGGCGACCCGGCCGACGACGACTCCGACCCGCTGCCGGCGCGCGACGAGCCCCCGCAGCAGCGCCCCGCAGCGCAGCCCGCAGCCAACGACGGCGGCGGCCTGCTGCAGCGCATGGCCAGGGCCGTCCGCGGCGTCACCACCAACGCCGACGAGCCGCGCACCATCTCGCCGAACCCCGAGGCCGACCAGACCATGCGACTTGCCCGCCAGTACCTCGCCGAGGGCCGCACCGTCGAGCTGTCGCTGCGCGTGGAAGCCGCGCCGGCCGCGCCGACGATCCAGGTGGCCGCGCCGAACGTGACGGTCGAGGCCCCGCGCATCACCGTCGAGGCGCCGAACGTAGCCGTCACGAACAACGTGCAGCCGACCGACGTGACGGTGCAGGTCGCCGCGCCTGTCGTCACCGTCGAGGCCCAGCTGCCTGACGTGAACGTCACGCTCGACATGCCGCCGCGCACCAGCACGACCATCGTCGAATACAACGACGCCGGCGACGTGAGCCGCACGCATACGGTCGAAGGCGCGAAGACGCCCCGGTGACCTGACCGACCCCGACAACAGGAGCAGCCCACGTGGCAGACAACATCGCAGCGAAGGACGGCAACGACGCCGACGTAACCCTGGCCACGCGCGAGCTGGCCGGCGCGCACTACGACAAGATCATGCCGGCCGACCCCGGCACGGGTGCGCCGTTCAAGGCGGCCGACGATGCCACGCTGGCGGCGGCCAACCTGCTGCTTACCGCTGTGCGCGATGCCGTGCAGTCGATGAACAGCAAGCAGCCGGCGCAGAGCAATGGCGCGGTGCCCGTGACCCAGGTGAGCCCCTTCTTCTGGCGCGTGGGCTTCGCTGAAGTCGGCTCGGGCTTACAGGGCTCTGCTGCTGCCGAGCTGTCGCTGCTGAAGACCGGCGCCGGCATGGCCGTGAGCCAATCGGGCGGAAACCTCGTCGTCACGACCGGCACCACTGCAAACGCGGAGACCGTCTTCCGCTCGGTGGACACCTTCCGCGGCGCGATGCTGGCCCGCTATCAGCTCATCCTCTCGCAGCGGATCGCAAACCAGACCTTACGCGTCGAGCTGGCGGACCTCGTTGGTGAGGGTCTGAGCTACACGATCAACAGCGCAACGAGCGTCACGGTCACCTTCCCGGCGACCAACCCATTCACGGCTGCCAACGTCGGCCAGTCCCTGCGCCTGGCGGTGCTGTCGAGCGTGGGCATTCCGGGCCGCTACGCCATTGCCAGCGTGTCGGGCCTGACCGTCACTTTCACGGTGGCTTCGTGGCCTGCCAGCGGCAGCGGCACGCTCACGCTGTACGGCTTCAACTGGATGGCCGCCGAGTATTCCGGCACCACGGCCACCAACGCGCTGATCGACGCGCAGCGCCGCGGCTGGGCCAGCGGCAACACCACGGCGACGATCAACACCACCGCATCGCCGGGCCACATCGGGCAGATCGGCACCGATGTCATGTCCATGGGCTACGCCGACGCGCTGGCGGCCAGCAACACAGGCTTCCAGTGGACGCCGCGCGCCAGCCGAATCACGAACATCCCCGACGAGGATGTCAGCCTGTACCTGTTCCTGGTGATCCAGAACGGCAGCACGGCGCCGGCCAGCACGACCACGGCCACCATCGGCTTCCTGTCGGTGGAAGACCAGCCGCGCAACAAGGTGCGAATCAGCGGCGCCGACCCGGCCGCAACGAACGCCACGCCCGTGCAGCTCATGGGCGGCACGACAACGGTAACCGGCACGGTTACGGCCAACATCGGCACGGGCTCACTGGCGGCCGGCACCAACTTGGTCGGCGACGTGGGCATGCAGGTTCGTGCCAACGCAACCGGCGCGATGACCGGCCACCACATCGTCGCGGCGGGTTCTACCAACGTGGCGCAGATCAAGGCAACCGCGGGCCGGGTGTACGGCTGGTGCCTGAGCAACACGACGGCATCGTGGCGCTATGTCAAGCTGCACAACGTGGCGTCAGCTACAGCCGGCGCGGCGGTGGCGCAGACCATCGGCATTCCGCCGAATGACAAGGCCGTGTGTTCGTTCCCGCTGGGCATCGCGTTCACGACCGCCATTAGCCGCTCCATCGTGACCGGCTCGGCCGACGCTGACGCTACCGCAGTGACGGCGGGTGATGTGGTCGGGGATATCTTCTTCGCCTGATCGGCGGCCATGCTGCACACCAGCTACCTGCTGCTGCTGAAGCGGCGGGCCATCGAGCCCGAGCCGGAACCTGAACAGGGCGGCGGGCACAGCGCATTCCCGCGGTCCTACCGGCGCCTCGAAGAGGAAGAACGCCGCCGCCGCGAGGAGCGCGAGGCAGCCGAAGCCGCAGCAGAGGCGGCCGCAGCCCTGGCGCGCGCCATGGACCGCCGCCGCCGGCAGGTTCAGCAGCTGGTGCTCTGCGGCGCGCTGGGTGGGCTGTGAACCGCATCCGCCCCCGCTCGCCCATCATCCCGGGCGACACGACCGACCGCACCGGCAGCGGGCCCGTGCAGCGCCGGGCGATCAAGGCCATCAGGCAGCGCTGGGCCGGGCTCACGGCCGAGGTGCTGGCCATCTTCGCGCGCATCCGGGTGATCGGCGAGGTCGCCCAGAACGACACCAGCGGCACGCCGCGCACGATCTACGCGCTGACGCCCGAGGAGCTCGCCGCCGTTACGCAGGCGTTACGCGAAGCCTTCGACCGCTGGATCGAGGCCGTGGCCGGCGGCAGCTACCGGACCCATTGGTACGCGCAGATCGACGCCGAGGCCGCCCAGCTCGGGCTGGCGCAGACCGTGGCGAACCTCACCGCGCTGTCGGCCACCTACTCGGCCTCGCGCAACATCGGCGCGGCGCTGATGAGCCAGGGCTTCCAGAACCGCGTGGCGATGGCGCAGATCAAGAGCTACGAGCACTGGACCGGGCTGTCGGCCGGCGAGAAGTCGGCCCTGTCGCAGATCATCGGCCGGGGCATCGTGGACGGGAAGAACCCGCGCGTGGTGGCGAAGGAGATCGAGGCGCGCATGGGGGTGTCGCAGGCTCGAGCGGAGGGCTACGCGCAGACCGACATCACCGACACCCTGCGCATGGCCCGCCTGGACGAGCGCGACTGGGCCGTCGAGAACCTGGGCATGGACATCGGCCTGCTGTGGAAGTCGGCGCTGATCCCGACGACCAGGCCGACCCACGCGGCGCGCAACGGGCGCACGTACACCAGCGCCGAGGTGCGGGACTTCTACAGCCGCGACGGGAATGTCTACCGGTGCTTCCTGCCCGGCACGCGCGTGGCCGGCCGCTTCTCAGCGGGCATCCAGTCCTACTACAAGGGGCCGGCCGTGCGTCTGGTGACTGCTGCGGGCCACGAACTCGCCGTTACCGCGAATCACCCCTTGCTGACCGCCCGCGGGATGGTGCCGGCTGCAGAACTCCGCGAAGGCGATCGCCTTGTCACGAACCGCGGCCAGATCGAAGGGCGTGCCGCGCGGGTAGGACAGCTGCACGGTGAGCTGGTGGCGCCCACCATCGAGCAGGTATTCGGTGCGCTTGTGCAGGCGGGCCATGAGAGCGCGGCCCGGGTGAGCCCGGTAGACCTCCACGGCGACGCGGCTTTCTGCAAGCCAGATGTCCACGTTGTACGGGCCGATCGGGAACTGGTGTTCGCACTCGACGCCGGCAGCGCGCAGCGCCTCGACGAGCTCGCGCTCGTGCATGCCGACCTTCCGCGTTCGAGTGGCGGCCCGCTTGACCTTCTCAGGCAGCGGGATCTCGCGCACGCGGGCCACGAAGTTCGCGGCGGCAACATGGGCGCGGCGCTCGGCAGCGGTGAGCTTCGACATGCGGGCACGCTGGGCGTCGCTGCAGTCGCGGACCAGCATGCCCAGCCGACGCATGGTGCGGGTGAGGGTGCCGCGATCGACGCCGGTGCGGGCGCTGATCGACAGGATGGACTCTCCGGCCTCGTGGGCGGGGTAGGCCTCGCGGGCGATGCGCTCACGCTCGGCCTGCAGCCACGAACGGGCGCGGAAGCCGGCGCGGTGCATGCGCTCCATGACCGTCCGGTCGCACACGCCGAACTCCGCGGCGATGGCGGCGAAGGTGGCGCCGGCCTTGAAACGCTGGATGAACTGGTTCGCGTCGAGGTCAGTCACTACGAGGGGCATGTCTACGATCTCCAGGAGCGATCGGGGCTCCTGATCGCAGAGGGAATAGTAGCGTCAAACTGCCACTGCAGCGTGACCGAGGTGCTGCTCGACGACGACGGCCGCCCGATGCTGACCGACCGGGCGAAGGAGACGAGCCGCACCGAGCTGGCGGCGTGGCGCAGGAAGCGGCCCGCGCGCTGATCCGTAGCATCGCCCATGCCGGCTAGGGGTGGCCGGTTCATCGTTGTTGTCTCCTGCCCTCGCGGGCACCTCGGCCCCGGCGTCGCAAGGCTCCGGGGTCTCTTTTCGTCAGGCGTCGCGGTACTTGTCGAAGACCGCCGGCAGTGGGCAGCCGTCGTTGTGCTGCTCGTCAAGGCCGCTGATGTTGTCCCGGCCGCAGAACGGGCAGCGGAAGGTGTCGGCGCCGGTCTCGGCGTGCGTGCTCACGCCGTAGACGGCCCGGCCTAGCAGGTCGCGGAGTTCGCGGATGGCGTCGGGCTCCGGCACGCGGCAGATGACTCGACCGGCCTCGGCGAAGCGCTCGCCCTTGTCTGGCCAGCCTTCGAGCCGCGCGGTCATGTCGGTCCCGGTGCGCAGCATGTCACCGCGGACCATCTCGACAACCTCCCGGTCGCCGTTTTCAAGCTCAATCCAGTACCAGCCGTCAGGCGGCGGCGCTGTAGGATCTTCGGTAGCCATGAGGCGGTTCCTTCGCTGAGTGGTCAGAAGCCCGGGGTCGATTCGCAGTCGCCTCGGGCTTCGCCATTGTGGGGCCCGCGACAGTGCCGCGCAACGCCGTTCCTAGCATGCGCCGGCATGAGCATTCACTGCCCCGTGTGCGACTCCGACAAGCCGGAGACCGCCTTCTATGCCCGCGGCGACCGTCCGGGGCAGTTCCTCTCCGGCTGCCGTGACTGCCGGCGCGCTCAATCGAAGGCGCAGCAAGCCATCGCGCAGGCCAAGCTGAAGCAGGCCACTCCGGCCGACGTGCTGGCGGCCTATGACTTCGACCCCGTGTCCGGCAACTTCGTGAAGCGCGCCGATGGCCAGCCGGCGGCCCTGAACGCTGACGGGTACGCGGTCCTGTACGTGGCCGGCGCCAGGGTGCTCGCGCACCGCGCGGCCTGGCTCATGTACTACGGCCAGTGGCCCGCCGGAGAGATCGACCACATCGACCACGTCCGACACGACAACCGCCGCAGCAACCTGCGGGAAGTCGCGCCGGGCCTGAACGCCAGGAACGCCAGCCGCTCCGCCCGCAACACCAGCGGCGTCGTCGGCGTCAGCTGGTACGCCGCGCGGCAGAAGTGGGTCGCTCAGATCGGCGACCGGCTCGCCACCGGCCGGCAGACCGTCGTGCTCGGGCACTTCGACACCTTTGACGAGGCTGTGTCGGCAAGGAAGAAGGCCGAGGCGGACATGGGCTACCACGTCAACCACGGTGCGGCGCAGCCGAAGGAACCGGCATGACCACGAAGAAGCGCGTCCACATCCTGACCACCGTCAACGCGGGGGCCGTGTCCAAGCAGGTCGACGAGAAGACCGGCCGCGCCATGTACCGCGTGGCCAACGTCTGCGGCGCCGTCGACGGCATCGTGATGAATGGGATGGCCTACATGGCCGACCAGCTCGCGGCGGCCGCGCCGTCCCTCGAAGGCAAGCCCGCCCCCGCAGGCCACCCGAAGGACGACGCCGGCCGCTACATCAGCGCACTGAGCGGCAACGCCCTGCTGACGAGCTACGCGGGCGCCGTGTGCACGAACGTCAGGCACGAGGGCGGCCGCACGCTGTACGACGTGGTCGTCAACGAGGCCCAGGCCAAGGCGCACCCGGACGGCGCGCGCCTGGTCGAGCGGCTCGACGCGGCGATGAACGGCACGAACACCGAGCCGATCCACGTGTCGACCGGCCTGTTCTGCAAGGCGATCACGGCCAACGGCGAGAGCCTGGGCAAAAAGTACCAGCGCATCGCCACCGAGATCACCTACGACCACTCGGCGTTCCTGCTGAACGAGAGCGGCGCCGGCACGCCGGAGCAGGGCGTCGGCATGTTCCTGAACGCGGCCGGCGAGGCTGAGCAGGTCGAAGCCGTGGCGGTGAACGAGGCGCTCGACCGGCGCGACGAGGGCATGCGCGGATGGCTGCGCAAGCTGCTGGGCAACGAGTCCGAGCTGAGCCTCGACGCGATCCGCGAGGGCCTGCACAAGGCGCTGGCCGACGGCGGCTGGGTGCGCGAGGTCTTCGCCCGCTACGCCATCTGGTCCGACCGCGAGGGCCGCATGTACCGCCAGGACTACACCGTGGCCTCGGATGGGTCGTCCGTAGCATTTTCTGGGACTGCTCAAGAGGTGCGCGAGAAGCGCGAGTACGAGCCCGTCAACAACCTGCAGAGGGATCCAATGAAGGACATGATCGTCAACGCCCTGCGAGCCGCGGGCATCTCGACCGAAGGGCTGACCGATCAGGCGCTCGTCGACGCTTACAACGCGCACGTCCGCACCTCCGCCGAGGCGCCGATCAAGGCGCAACTGGCCGCCGCGAACGCGCAGCTGCAGACCCTGCAGGCGAACGCGCAAGCCGCCGAGCAGGTCGAGCTGGCGACGCTGGCCACCGAGCTGGCCGCCAACTCCAAGGGCCTGACCGCCGACGACTTCAAGGCCATGGGCCTGAAGCGCTGCAAGGAGCTGAAGGCCAACGGCACGACCGCTGCGCCGGTGCTGCCGGGTGCCGGCGCCGCAACCGGCTCGGGCGAGCGCCAGCGCTACAGCCTGAACGAAGACCTCACCAAGACCGCCTGAAGGAGAACGGACCATGGCTGGCAATCGAGTTTTCCGCGGCGGCCGAAGCGAGCCCCGCACCATCAGCGACCGCACCGTCACTGGCGCGCTGCTGCCCTGCACGGCCGTGGCCGTCGGCGCCAGCGCGTTCACGCAGGCCACGTCGGCCAGCGGT